ATAGCTGCCAACGCCTCTGCTAACTCCTCATTCAATCGAGCAATCAGCTTGTAAGGGTCAAATTTTGTCGCCCGTTGAAAACTAGCTTTCTCAGCATCCGTTTTCTGCGCGATGCGTTGAGGTAATCCGACTGCAAGGTTAATCGCTGCTTGGATTGCCACAGCTTTATTGGCGGCAAAACTAAGCATACCCTCAGTGGCAAATGGAGTGGTAAAATTGGAGCCGTAAGTACCAACAAGAGCATGATAAGCCTGAAGTAAGTCAATTTCGCTATCCTCTAACTCGTCAATGGTAATCCCCAAGTAAGTTCTAACACTTTCACTTGTTACGGTAAAAGGGATAAATGCCGACAACTGGTAGTTTTGTAACTCTTGATGAGTTCCGCCACCTAGTTGATACTTCAATCTAACAAAGCGAGCTTCAACCGTATTAGAACCTGTTAGGGTATTAGTCAGAGCAGGAACTACGAAACTGTATTGGCTACCAGCACTGGTTTGAGTTTCCGTGTGGAGGACAGTCCCAGCCTTATTACGGATAGTTAAAATAACATTGCTACCGTCATCAGGGATAACGAAGTCACCCTCTTGGGTTAGGTTAAAACCTAAGGTTGCTGACTCACCACTCTCAAACCAGTTTGTCATGGTTAGGTACTCTTTTTAGTTTTGGCAGGTTGAGGTTTAACTGGATCAGCCTTAGGTTTTAAGCTTTCAAGATATGCTTCAACATTCTCAGTTCCTTCAGGTACGTTCTCAGCTAAAACCTTTAAGTGGCCTGTCTTTACCTTATACTCAATGAAGGCACTCAGTCTACATAGAGTTGGAGTGTTAGCTTGGATATAGGGAGTTGTTCCACCTGTATACGCAGGAACCATAGCCGAGCCTGTGGTTTGAACGATAACTAACATAGGTTTACCTCGTTTTGGATATTTTACCATAAAAAAGCCCCGCTTTCGCAGGGCTTTTTCTAGGAGGCTTTTTACAACCTCCTTGAACCACACAGCTTATGCAGCTACATCTAAGATAACACGCGCTTTTGGCACAGCTAACTTATAACCAGTTTCTTCTGTTTTCACATAAGTAATAGACTGGTTAGTGATCGAACGCTCGCTTTCGGAGATGTTGCCACCCGCCATTACGAGTTCTTCAATACACTCAGCTTTAGTCATTGCAATGATTTGGTTCGCAGGTACGCTAGACGATAGCACAACATTCACCATACCATTCATAAATGGTAAGGTTGTGCTGATTGCAGGTGCGCCTTTGTTCTGCATGAAATCAACTTGGCTCAAACCAGCACCAACAACAGGCTGAGACATGAACATCAATTCAACGTACATATCAAAGTTCACAACGAATGTATCGAAGACATAGCCGTTGTTAGCATTGCTCATCAAGAACTTCGCTAAAGCTTTGTAGTTTGCCGCGTTGATAGCACCGCCAGTTGCGCCGAAACCACTGAAAGCTTGAACCTCAGCCATAGGGTTTACACCATCACCATAAATCAAGATGTTAGTTGCAGCAGCCACTTTGGATTTCTCCAAGGCGCGAGCAATACGAGCAGCGAACGGAGTAACGATGTCAAGAGAAGCATCACGAGTGAACTCGTAAGACAACTCAATACCGCTACCACGTTTGCCGAAGTTAACCGAGCTTTGGCTTGTACGAACGCTACGAACAGGGATTTTACCTAACTCAGCAATCGTGAAAGTGTTCACGCTGCCGTCAGCCAAATCGTCTTCGTAGTAGGTCGAAATCATTTCACGCTGCGACACAGTACGGGACTGGCCAACAATCGAAGCAATGTTTTCAACTTTGTTATCTTGAAGAGTTTTAAACTTCAACATATCGTCGATAACTTCAGGGAACATAGCGCGAGTACCCGCGTATGTGTTGAAGGTATTGGCCGCAGCTTGCAAAGTAATACCTTGCTCAAAGTCGTTGGCATGAGGCAAGTTCAAGGCAACTTTAATTGCTTCATAGCCGTTATAGCCTTTCCACTTCTCGGCACCTTTAGTGTCAACAGACAACACCAAGTAGTCACGGAGGTTTAAGCCAAAGGATGCTGCTTCTTTAACAAGCTTCATACCTTTGTCAGCGGAGTCACTATTGCTTTCAACCATTAACATCGCTGCAATGGCTTCAGGAGTGGTTTTCTTAATATCTGATAAAGGACGCATATACCGACTCCTTAGATGAAGATTACATCAGCAGTTGTACCGTTAACGGCAACTACTAACGAACGTGGATTTGTACCTGCTTTGACTTTACCAGCCGTTGCAGAACCGACAACACTGTCACCGATAGCAACAACACCAGTTGTGTCAAAGCGGAAGCCGCCTTTCAGTTCAACAGTACCGACGATAATGCCTTCAGTTGTCAAATTGCGGTAGGTTAACAAGCGACCGATAACAACATCGCCATCACCTGCTAATTTGACCGTGTTGTTGGCAGCAGTAGATAAAGCAACTGGTTTGCCAATATCCGCAGCAACCATACCCGCTGTTAAGCGGAAAGTGAAGCGGAAGTCTTGTTGGGGAATGCCCACGAGGGTCACGCCACCTGATGCGATTTCTGTCATCGCGTTGTCTCCTAGTGGGGGTTTAGTTTACAAAGTTACTTGGGTGTCCGAAAGGCGTTGGAGCCAGTCGTAACAGTGTTTGGTTTTTCGCTATCGGTAGTCGTAGTGTTTAAATTGGCTACGCCGCCCATAGGAAGCTTAAATGGTCGCTGAGTAAGCGTGGCAGTCTGAGCAGCCTTTAAAGGAGCTAACTCAGTTTCAGCCGCAAGCAGCTTGGTTTCAGCTTCAGTCTTAGCAGCTTCTAAAACTACTTTAGCAGCGTCAGCTTCAGTCTTGGCTGCTTCTAAAACAGCCACTTTGCCTTCGGCTTCAGTCTTAGCAGCTTCAAGAACAGCAACTTTACCTTCGGCTTCAGTCTTAGCAGCTTCGAGAGCAACTTTGTCAGCTTCAAGAGTAACTTTAGCTGCTTCTAAAACAGCAACCTTACCTTCGGCTTCAGTTTTAGCTGTAGCTGTTAAAGTCAGGTCGCCTTCAGCCTTAGCTAGTTTGGCTTGTAACTCAGCAATCAACATAGGGTCTTCCTCAGCAAGCTTAGTGGGAGAACCAAAAAGCATAAATTCAGGGTCTTTCAAGGAGGCTGCTAGTGCAGAACCGTCTTTGTAATAAGCAGAAGCAAGTAATCGTTTCTGTGCGCCGAGAACCTTCGCACCATTACTGGCACCTTTGGAAACTAGGCTCATCTCACGGAAATTGGCAACACCGTCTGGTTTCACATGGTTTGAACCCATACCCATGACGTGACCGTTCTTACAGGTCTGTGACCAAATAGACTCATTGTCTTCCATCAAGTCAATGTTACAGGTGGAGCAAAGCAAACGCTTAAACTGCATTCCGACACTAACTTCTTCGATTGTTCCTGTGTCAAGGCGACTGATTAAGTCAGGACTTGTACCATCAACAAAGAACAACACACGAAGCTCGTCAGTACCTTGATTCGACTTAACGTGTTCACCATAGAACAAACGGCCTACAGGAATTTCATAACCTTGCTCATGTAATGTGTGAAGGGGTACGAAAAGACCTGTGTTCAAAAGGTTAGCTGCTTCAATGAAAGTCTCAGCAGTAATTTGCCCTTTATCAAACACTGAACCGCGCTTGTTGAGAGGCAGAGACGTAACGGCGGTTGCCTCAAAAGCAGCAATTTTTTCGTAATCAATGTCATCACCGACAGATGACTTGATGAAAGCTTTGATACGTTCTGTAACTTCAATACGTTTCATGGCGTACTTTTGTGTGAATTTTGTAGATGTGTAAAGATTACTATAGTCGAGCTAGGTTTGCAAATGTATTGTGGAAAGCAAATCCTAATGAGAAATACATTGCTAATTAAGGTAATGTTTGATAAATTAGCCTTTCACAACATCTTACAGAGTTTAGGTTATGAAAACGAATCAACTAATGCAAGTCACTATCGGCAGCTACTCACAACCTATTGAACACAAAACCATGATGGGTCACTTAAACGCGCTCTGGGACTATGGTAACGGGTTACGAGCAACGAAGGGGCTAACCCCGCTTCAAATGAAAGACTGGCTAATGTCAACCCAAACCCGCGAATTGGTTGAAGCTTTAGATAGAAAATACTCTGAACCTAATAGTGGAATATCCACTATTACGAAAGTGGACCCTCGCGGAAGGAGTAGCCTAGTAGATTTAACTAAGAATACTTCCTTCATCAAAACAAAGCGGGGTACAGGGGGGGGTACATGGGTCCACCTTTACTTAATGCTAGACGCAGCGGCTTGGTTAGATGCAGACTTCAAACTTCAACTCTATGACACATTTATCAATAATAAGATTCTCCAATGGCGTGAAGACAGTGGTGACGAGTTTATCAACTTAAACATCGCCATTGACGCTTACTTACCTGAGCGTGAAGGCAAGGAAAACACGGGTATTTTTATTCAGGTCGCCAAGCAACTTAAAGCGAAGATTCTAAACGGTGAGGAGGTTTGGAACACAGCTACTTTCAATCAACTGGAGAAACGGGCGAAGATTGAGAAAGACCTTTGTGGCTTCCTAAAGCTTGGAATGATTAGAAATTATGAGCATTTAAAAGAGGTAATAGCGAAGTTGTAAAAGTTACACTTCCTTACAGACAAAATATAAGCTCTAAGCTATTATCTTAACACAGGGCGGCTCCTCCCTATGGTACTCACCTACCGAGATCAACTGATACTCCACGATGGGTGTAGATTGAGTCAAAAGGAGAAGGCTAGGTAGAAGTACCTTTGACATGATGGTTGACCACTTGCCGTTGCCGAGAAGAAGTGGGTAGTTGAAATGAAGGCGTTGGATAGGTATAAGTTACCCAAGGTCATTTCTTCTAGTTTATCAGACACTGTAGCTCAATGGTTTAGAGCAGAGGACTCATAATCCTTTAGTTGGGGGTTCAAATCCCTTCAGTGTCACCAAGTTTGTGGTTCTGTAAATCGTGAGACAATCGAGCCGACCGTTAAGGGTTAGCTTAAATGTACTGTAAGTGCATCGACCTTACGGAAGAACCCTTTTATCGAAAGCACTGTCGTCGGCTGCCGAAAGGTAAAGATTACTACTGCGGGAAAATAAAGCCTCCTTTTTGGAGGTTTTTTCTTTTTACACGACTTGAACAATTAGGATCGGTATTGGTGGTATAATGCTCGCGTCTGCTAGTGTGGAAACGAATAGACAAACTTAAACAACACAAAAAAGCTAATTGTTCACGTCAGTAAGGTTCGTTGTTTACCTTTTTCCACCTGACTAAAACAGTTGGCTTTTTTGTTTTCAGGTTTTGAAGATTATGACTAAGTTAGTTTATGGCGTTGGTATAAACGACGGAAAGTACCTCGCTAAGGTAAACGATAAACACATCAAAGAGTACGATATTTGGAGCGGCCTCTTAAAACGGTGTTACGATCCTAAATACCACCAAGGGAATCCTGCTTATATTGGCTGCCAAGCCAGCGAGGGATTCAAGAGCTACTCCTATTTTTATGATTGGTGCCAGAGCCAAATCGGTTTCGGCCAAGCGAGTTTTCAGTTAGATAAGGATCTACTACATAAGGGAAATAAAGTTTACTCAGAAAATACCTGCTTGTTTTTGCCAAGAGCCTTGAATATCTTACTAAGCTCCAGCAGGGCTTCTAGGGGAAACCTGCCCATAGGGGTTTCCGCACATCAAGGTAAATTCGTAACTTATTGCAGTACCAATAAACCATCCCGCTACATAGGTGCTTTCAACACCCCCGAACTTGCTTTCCAAGCTTACAAACAAGCCAAAGAAGCCTTCATCAAGTCTCAAGCCGAAAAGTGGAAAGCTCTCATTGATCCGAGAGCTTATGCAGCTTTAATGGCCTATACCATCTCAATCACTGATTAAACCTTACTTTTTCACACTGTTGCTCTTCGCTGACTTATCAGCCGAAGAGCTTACTGAACGTCCTGTTGCATCTTGATTAGGTGATACCCCACCAGCGTCCACAACACCTCCGCCCCCATCAAAACCAGTGCCACTCAAGATAGGCGCACTATCTGGTCTAATCCGACCAAACATCTCAAGATGGTAGTCATCGTCAGTGATGGTGCCTAAGCTCAACTCTTTTAGTAGTCGAGCCTGCCTTAGAACCAATTGTGCTTCAAGCTCTGTGGCGGGGCGCATTTCTACGGGTCTGAACTTGACAACAACGCGAGAAGTCGAACCTGTTAACCGTAGAATGAACGTAAAAATTTGTTCCCAAAGCTCTGCTATAGGTAAATTTAGTGCTTCTGCATTTTTGGCAAACAGCAACGCTTCGATACTTGCAGTGTTAACACCTGCTTCGCCTCGACCAAGAGTTGTGGCCATCACGCGCAAACCTGCTTGATTTTGGGCGTTAAGGGTCTTAATAATCGGCTCAATGTTCAAAGTCATACCAGAGGATTTTGTGTTAACCATGCCTGCCTTGATGCTATCAGTATGTACAAATGCTTGATCGACTCTTAACCCACTCACTGTATTGGTGATAGACGCAATAGTATTGTTTATATACTGTGTCAATTTTGCAGGATCACCCTTGATGTCCAGAGGTGCATTCTTAACAACAACATCTTCTAATACTTCAATATCAAAACGAGGGTACCCAGTAACGAGCATAATCCGATACAGGTCATTGATAATACGTTGACGCGCAGCTAAGGTATTGATGGCCGAGACAAAGGGGGAGTTTGAGTAAGCCTTAGTCGGGTCTTGTCTAAAGTAAGAGACGAAAATTGAAGGCACATCTAGCGATATAGCATTACCGCCGCCTGTAGGGGTCTGTTCAGGAGTTAAACGACCGTTAGTCTTCTCATACCACTTTAGCGAAACAGGGTCGATTAAACGGATGGCATCAAACACACCTTCTTTGCTGATAATGGCTTCCGCAACCATCATGCCACGCAGGAGCAACATATATCGTAACTCTTCGGCCATCGCCCGTAACGTAGGTTTGTAAAAGAAACCCACCGTATTGTAGTCATAGCGGGTAGTCAGGGTGTCAAGAAGGGCATTCAGAGTCTTTTGCCCTTCTCTATCAATCATGTCGTTTACATCTTTGACGTACATCATAGGCTCTGTATCGGCGACAGTGAGGTAGGCGTTAAGGGCAGCAGAAGCATCAGGATCGTTCACAAGTAAATTCTGCAACAATGTATTAGCATCATCAGCCGAACGAGTCGTGAAAATATCCGTCAAATGGTCACGATAAGTGGGAACGGTTAAAACATTAGCCGAGTTATTACTCTGGAAAGTAGGAGAGTTCGCTACCCCCTGTGGGCTTGGAGTCTTCTTAGGTAAAAGAATCTGACCTAGTTTGCTAGTAAGGCTGGTTGCCATGAGGTACGCCTCTCGTGTACAAAATTTGTTAATTAGGTGGGAGTATAGCAGAGCAGCGGCTCACTTAATAACCCCTAGACTGATGACCCCACAGATTCGCCCGACTCTGGCCACCGAGGTTAATGGCCCCATAAGCCAAGACAGTCAACGCTGACTCATCCTTGAACCCTGTAAACTCCCCACGATAAAACTTAACGGAAGTCGATAAATAGGCAAGGCTGTGAAAGTAGTGGTCATGGCCAGTTAGCTTACGCCAAATAGGTGTCTTCTCACCGTTCTTCTCACGCACCATGTCCCGTAGGTGAGCTTTGATAACTTCTTTCTGCTGGCCGTAGTTATAAAACCCTAATAAACCTCCGCGCACGAGGTTAGCTAACGAGTCAAGGTGAGTTGTTCTATCCACCTGTAAGGTTTTACGAGACTCAATCTTATCAGAAATCTCGATAGTTCCAGTGTAGTGAACAGGGATAATCCGCCCATTTGTCATGTCAAACAACTGCTTGGCAAGGTACTGCTCAGGAAATAGGTCAATACAACCTTGCTTGAAGTAATACTTCTCGTCTAAGCCGCGCACTCGCTCAAGTAAATCTTCACCTGCCACGGTGAGAAACTCAACAACATCTAACCCAGACTTCAAACCTGCCGCTGATAAGCCAACGGTGATATGGCAAATAGACCCCACGTCAATACCGATGAAATAATCCACTCCACTAGGCACTTCCCCCACATGAAAGCATGGATTAAGTTCACTTTCAGTTAAACGACTGGCTGACTCTTCAAAGGTTTCGCCAAGAACGGTGTTGTACCAGCCGCGTAGGAAGTCCTTGTCTCGGTACTTAATAAGCTCACTGATGATGTATGCTGGAGTTAATGTTGACACTGTAAAGGGACGAACACGGTAGCCTCGGGCGAGGTCACGGTGCGGGAACTCAGCGACCCATTCACGTTTGCCACCGTGTAGATCGAGAGCAGAGCCGCATTTTTCGCAGGTGACAACGACGTTATTTAACTGTAACTCGTAGCGGTCAATCATGGGTGTGTCAATATCAGTCAGCTTAATATCATCAGGTAAACCGTCGATGTGAATAAAATCTTTTGTAAACTTAGGTAACTGCCAATGGTTACAACAATCACACTTTAAAAAGTATTCACGCTGGTCAGTTGTCGAGTAACCTTGATGGATACCGAAGTTCTCAAAAGTCGGTGTGCTGAATTGTTGCATGATACGGAAGCTAGATGCCTGCATACGAGAACCAAGCAGGCCAATCATTTGTTGGTTTGACAGGTCAACCTCATCCACGATAACCATATCAGCAGGCGTTGACGTTGCACTGCCTTCAGTTGCAGGTACCACCATAAGGTAAGAGTCGCCGATTTGCTGAATATCAACAGAACGAATAGGTTTGCCGCCGCTTAGATTAAATACCCTGTCGGTTTCGATGATAGGCATAATCCGCGTTTGCGAGTTCTTTTTCATCATCGGCTCGTTGGGGAAGGTCATTAAGACCGTCGTGCCACGATTGCGGGCGCAGAAGGCGGCACCCTTACGGATTTGGCATTCAGTTAACCCTGTCTGTGAAATTTTTATAACATGAAGGTTTGGGTGTAAGTCATCAACAATCGCTTTCTGAAACGGAAAACGCTTGAAGTTAAAGGGTGCCGACCGTAGAGTAGTATTCTTGCAAACCCAGTCCGAGTAACTCATATTGATTGAGTCCACCGAGAAGCGGGTGTTTATCTCATTTCGTAGGTCTAAGGCAAAAGGGTTCGACATACTTTTGTTACTCTAATGTAAAAAGGTGTTGCATTAGCACCTACTAAAATTTATTCTCTCTAAACCCACAGAGGACACATAACATGGCCGCTAATCATTACTACCCTCCACTTCAGGAAGGCTCACTCCGCGCACTGCTAGTTGTCAAGGCAGCAATCCAAACGGAAGGTGACGCTTACTTGGATAATGCCAACTATTCTGATGAGATAGTAACAAACTTACGACATCTTTTCACTGGCAGTAAACTTAAAGTAAAAAAAGAACGTCCTAAATCTGATGCACCGTTAGATTTAGAAGCGGAAACACGCGCACTTTACGACGAGTTAATGGAATTTACGATCGAAAACGAAGATGGCGGTTTAAGCACAGGGGAAACTCTGAACGCTATCAAGACACGGACGCAATTACTTGAAAAGCTACTTGGCCAGCTTGAACGGTCAAGTGAAGTTAAAAAATACGGTCAGTTCCGCGAGTTTGTCATCCAGCAAATATCAGCTTACTTAACTGCCGATCAACGTAATGAGTTTATGAAAGCTCTGGAAGGTTTGGTATGAAGAAAAAGTTTAAAGTTTTAGTGCCTGTTGTCGGCTACGTTACCCATGAAGTGTGGGCGGAAGATGCAGAATCCGCCCAAGAGATAGGTTATGAAGAACTTATAGCCTGTGGAGATGTTGGGGATTTACACCCTGCGGAAAAAGTTCATGTTAAAGGCAGTAAGCCAATGATGATTGAAGTAATAGAGATTGATTTAACTTAACCAAGAGGAAAGAACCATGATATTTGCAAGTACCGCTCCGTCTTACTGGAACGCTGGCTTACCCGTTATCCCTTTACTTAAGGCGAGTAAGGTCCCCGCTGTTAAATTAGGTGACTTCCGAGTTCCCGCTCAAGCTAACCATCAATGGTTAAATGACTATGCTGATAGTAATATCGGCTTACTGCTGGGGGAAGTCTCAGGCGTTGTTGTGCTGGATATTGACATAAACTGTGACCTATCAGCTTTTATTCAAACAGCTCTAGGCGACACAATCTCTTGGATTCGCGCGGGGTATCGAGGTAAAGCCTTAGCCTTCAAGTTTAACTTTGATGCTCCCTTTCGCATTACAAGCAAAGCAGGCAAATTTGTTTGTGAACTACGCAGTAACAGAACCCAGATTGTTTTAGCTCCCAGCGTTCACCCAATAAGCTTGCAACCTTATACTGAGAACTACCCTCTCTACGAAGCAGACTTAAAATGCTTACCCGATAATATCGAAGAAATTTTACGCAAAACGGTTGCGGATTACGAAGAAATTTACGGCGCAATCTAAAACCTAACAAGGTCAAGGAAGACCGCCGATTGAGAACCCCAAATGTCAAAAAATATCTTCGTTACAAATGCCCCCGCTTACTGGGCGGTTAATATGCCCGTTATTCCGCTTCATTCGATGGAGAAAAAGCCGATCCCACTAGGTTGGCAAAAACTCCACGATACGATGCCCGATGAAAAAACTCAGGGTCAGTGGTTGAAGCAATACCCGAATGGCAACATTGGCTTGCCACTGGGTAAGCAGTCGAGGGTTGTTGCGCTCGACATCGACACGACAGACGAAAGTTTGATTCGGTTAATTGAGCAAACTCTCCCTAACTCACCGTGGATTCGTTACGGCAAGAAAGGTAAAGTTTTAGCTTACCGCTATACAGGGCAGAAAACTTTCCGTATCAAGGCAACGACAGGAGAGACGATTTGTGAGCTGTTATCTGAGAAGACTCAGGTTGTGCTGCCACCGTCTGTTCACCCTGATACAAAACTGCCTTACACGGCAAACTGCAACCTCTTTGACGTGGTTGACAACCTGTTAACTTTGCCGAGCGACATTGAAGAAAAACTTCGTGCGGTGATTAGCGACTACGGCATACCTTTATCGCGCTCAGGCCATTCAAAGCTGACTGAGTACATCAGTTCAGGTAGCCGTGATACAAATTTGACCGAGAAGGCTGGCCTGTTTGCTATGGCAGTAATGCGTGGGGAAAGAACGCTCTTAGAAGCACTCGGTATGCTCCAGTCTTATGCGAATGAGTTTATCCAGAATGTTGTTGGCGACTCAATGGACATTGAGAAGCACAAGAAAAATTTAATCCGCTTCCTTACCCGCGATGTAGTTGAGAAGAAAAAAATCCTGCCTGAAGGCTGGGACACAGGACTGACTGACGAAGACAAGCTCGCGCTCGGCTTAAACTTCGACCGCGACACGGAAGAATGGAAGTGCCAAGACATTCTGACTTACCTGAAAGAAACATTCATCAAAGATGAAGGCTTGGGCACGTCTCTAAGCATGGAAGCAGCTGACAAAATCCTAAGAAAGCTTGCGTACTCCAAAAACTTAAACCGTATGGAGACCGAGCGAATCTTGACGTTGATTGTGAAAGAAAGTGGGTTAGGGGTAAAAATCGGCACACTGAATCGCCAAATCAATGAGATTAAACGCGAAGACGGCATGGCTGGGGCAAACCACACAGAGATTGCCGAAGCTGTTTTGCGGGATATGGAAGAACTATTCGATTTCGCTTTCGATCGAGGTCATTTTTGGAAATTTAACGGCAGTCATTGGGAGGTCATCAAAGACGCATGGTTGATACGCCACATCAGCCAAAACTATGGTATGTACGAGGCGGCCAAGCGCAATGGGGATATGAAGGGAATCTTATCCCTGATGCAAAGCCTGAGTCCACAGGAACTGAGAAAGTCCACGCTGTCAGGTGTGAATTTCGTTAACGGTTTCCTAACTGACAAACTGGAATTGCTGCCACACCAAGCCAGTTTTGGTATGACGTACACGCTGCCGTTCCGTTATACCGCGCCTGAGAAGCCAATTAGCTTGCACCACCAAGCACCGCTATTTTCTGATTTTCTGGAAACGTGCTGGGGTCAGGACATGGACTTCAGCGAGAAAGTTCATGCGTTACAAGAAGCCTTACTTGTTTCCCTGTTTGGCTGGGGCAGTGAATACCAACGGGTAATCTTACTGCATGGTGTGGCTAAGTCAGGTAAGAGCCAGTTGCTCAACATTGCGAGCGCACTGGTTAGCGATGACGCGAGAAGTGCGGTGAACCCGAACTCTTGGAGCGAGCCATACACACCTGCTCACATGGTCGGCAAGCTTCTTAACATTGCAGGCGAACTTTCAGAAGAACGCAAGATTGATGGTCAGCGATTTAAGGACATTGTAGATGGCTCGGAAATCACCTGCCGTATGCCTTATGGTGAACCGTATCGCGCTCGCATTACTGCGATGCACTGGTTTGGCAGTAACCACATTCCAAAGACAAAGGACACGAGTGAAGGCTTTACCCGTCGTTGGTTAATCCTGAACTTCAATAACCCTGTACCTGAGTCGAAAGTCGAAATCGACATTGCAGGCAAGATTATTTTGCAAGAGCGCGAAGTCATTGCAGCGTGGGCGATCCAAGCGATGCCACGTCTTATTCAGCAGCAAGGTTACACGTTGCCGAAGACACACATGGCGGTAATGGAAGAGATGGCGTGTATTAACAACATCGTGAGAGCCTTTGCTAAAAACTCAAACGAACTTGTTTTCGAGCCAAACCTACAGTTGACGGAGAAGAAGCTTTACGAGCTATTCTGGGCGTGGGCTATGACACATGGCTCAGTACGGATGATGGACATCGGGGAGTTTAGACAACGGATGCGCGAGTTAAGTGTCAGTATGGGGTTTGAGATTGAAACAAATCAGGATACGGGTGCTGCTGTATACCATGGTGTAGGTATTAAGAAAAATAAAGGGGGTGCGTAATGTTAGGCATTGAAGTTAACCTCCAAACAGGGGCAGTACGCTTAAACCTTGGGCACTCAGTAATCCCATTGACTCCGAACTTCTCAGACGAGGGATTTGAGCGGATTAGCCATAAACACGTTAGCCTATTTCAGGCAACGCAGGTGCGGTTAAATCAGATCAGCGACACCTTGTGGCAAGAGTTCGACATCAAAGAGTATAGACGGATTAGGCCACTGTTGCCGATCCCCTACCTAACGGTGCTAGGGGATATACCTCCCGTTGTTATTCTCGACCATGACCCAGTGCTCTTCAACACTAGGGAGCCGAAGGCGTTGGGATTTACAGACTTCAAAGGGGTGTTAGGCCGAACAAATCTACTCCCTTTGGTGGTGGATGCTAAAGTATTGCGTGGGGCTAACCGTGGTTTGAAAGACCTAGCTCGGTTACCGAGAGAGAGGCCGTTAATCATGGTGCTAAATGACGAAGATATGCTTCCGATTCATGGCCAGTACCTCAAAACACTGGTACGGCACCCTGAAATGACCTCATTACACGAGCTAAGTCTTTTGAAATTCTGGGCTTTGAAGTTTTATGAGGTGATAAATTTTGGAGAGAGGGAGGAGCTGGACGAGCTGATACGGCTTGAGGGGCAAACTTTTAAGCGAAAAACACGGGTAGAATAGGTCGAAAAGTGAGGGTTTTCTGTGTGAAAACCCTCAAAATTAACCCCAAAAACCAAGAAAAGGTCAGGAAATGTCACAAGAACCTATCTATTTAAGCAGTTTTAGACCAAAAAAAGCAGAAAAAGAGCAGAAATATCCAACTAACGCCTATGAAACTGCGGCCTTGACTAAGACTGAGTATATTAAGGCGTTGGCCGTAGCAACAGAGGCGTTGACAGCAGAACTGGTTAACTTGGCCACCACACCTGCTCGCTTAAAGATTATCTTAGAGAATACGCCGCATTCAGATATACGTCATGCGGTAGCACAAAAACTCGGTATTCATTTAATTGTTGATGGTCAAGATTACACGTTTGCGACACCGACGAAAAGAGGGGTTGCCCTCAAAAAGCACATACAAAACCTATGTATGTTATTCCCCAATAGGACGCAACTTTTACGAAACCCTGAGCTTGCCCAAAGTCTTTTTGAGCAAATCTTTGTTTATCAGGTAAGCCACGATGTAAGACTACGAGGGGTTCAAGGAGCAGCGGCCACGCTCAAGTGGTTGATGAACCAAACCAAGAAAGATGGGGTGCTCGGCCAAAAGGGTTTTCCTAACTTAGATAATTACGAATTAGCCCCTGTCTATGTCCGTGCCCAGCTTGACGAAAGCTCTAGCAAGGAAGGACGAGACTTGGTTATCCCTAATGTGGCGATCGTTAAATCCGAAGGGGAATGCCTAATCTCTTGGGGGTTATCCGAGGCTATCAAACAAGGCGGTGGTAAATTGAATACCCCCGAGTGGAAATGGTATTTCGTGGGAAGCTGGACGAGCTGGGGTTTCCAAAAGTCTAACGGGTATTGGAATAACCCAAGAGGGTATTTCTACTTTAAGAGCCAAAAGCTAGACCCAATAACGGTTCTTTTCGGGGATGGTAAGGTGAATTTCTGTGACCCGTTGGATAAGTTGGATTTGAACCCTCGGCATTGGCAGTCGAAAGCAGAGCTGGCGGAGAGGGGAGGTTGAGGGAGGTTAGGGTGAGAGTGAGGGTGAGGGTGAGAGTGGTGGTTTGTTTTTACGGGTTACGGGTGCCGAAAGCTTCTCATAAGGAGGTGACAAAAAAACCTTGAGAATCTAAAAATTTTTACACAGGGGATTTTGAGATAGCACCCTACCTGCGGTCTTTCTACCTAACATAATCGTACCCCCCTTGTCAATGCCGTTTGTCGGATAGTTTTTTCGTCGCCGTATCTTGTCACTGTCAACATGTTACGTCTAAGTGTTACCTTGCCTACTTTTTGTCCACTGTCCTACAAGATACGATGAATGGTAGTTGCTATACACTTGTACTTTATATCATTTGCTTAAAAAACGTACTAAAAAACACGGGTGCGGATACCGATTGCCTATTTTTTGAGCAAGTGTCCGATAGACACTATGTTCAATTGTAACAAACTATGACAAGAATCTTGTCCTACAATGGTTAAAAAATAGTCAAAGTGTTACCTAGGTAACAAAAAGTGTTACCTAGGTAACACTTTCGCTGTCATTTAAGCCAATAAACTGTTACTTTTCTAGTTACATAAAAGTAACAGACTTAGAAAAAAGCCTTATAAATCAACAACATACGATTTTTCGCAAAGTTGGCATGGTATCTGCAATAGTATCCTCGTGGCTGCAGACGATGCACCATGTTACACGCTCTTTATCAGATAGTGCCTTGTCCGTCTAATGACTCACTTAACGAGTCACGGGAAAGGTGCGTCTAAAATTCACAAAACGTCGTTAGGTAACGATAGAACAGTAGAGTAGTTAAAATGAAAAAATTCAGCATAGAATTTGCAGAACTTGCGCTTGGTATGGCAAATGACAGTTTCCAAAACGTAGCCAAGTTAGTCCGTCTAATTGCTATTTATGGTGACAAAAAAGAGTGTAAAGAATCTTGGCTAGAATCTTGCGAGAATAATGGCCTGGCAAAATCGACAAGCCGTGACTATTGGGTTCTCGCATCAGACTTTGGTCATATTTTCAACGGCTATAGAGATACGGTTGATTGTGGTATCAAGGCAAATTTAGCCCGTTTGGGGAGCTTGGGTGTGACTAGTATTAAGACTATGAAAGCGTATAAGGTTGCATCGGCTAAAGTACTTTCCTTTTCAGAGTCTCTCAAGACTTACCGCGTGCAAGATTCAGAGAATACCGACCTTGAGTCGTTATTGATTCGCACAGTAGCAAAAAAAGCGACCTTATCTGATCTTGAATCATTACTGTGCGATATTGAAGCCTTTTTATTGGTTATGGTCGACAGCGACAGCGACAGCGACAGCGACAGCGACAGCGACAGCGACAGCGACAGCGACAGCGACAGCGACAGCGACA